GTAGCAGCCCATTCGCGCCACCGTAGTCGCCAAGCGTGACATCGTCATTACCCGGCACGCGGTCCAATACCATGTCCACCACCAGCGGCGTGATGGAGTGATACATAAAGCGGCTAACATCGTCGTCCCACTGGCCAAAGCCAGTCCCGGCGTCAACAGCGTGTTCCATGGTGTGTCCTTTCAAAGCGCTAGGAATTCTGCGCGGTAGCTCATGGTCGGGAGTTCAAAAACCCCGGTGGTGGACAGCGTCACCGTATGGTGCCCCTGCTGGCATATGCCGCGCGACTCCATGCACATGTGCCGCGCACGTATGCGGCACGCTGCTCCGTGAGCCTTCAGGTGCTGCTGCAGCGCTTTGGTGATCTGCTGTGTGGCCCGCTCTTGTACCTGCAGGCGTCGGGCAAAGCAGTCAACCAAACGGTTCAGCTTGGACAGGCCCACGACGCGCCCGTTGGGCACGTAGGCCACGGTGGCCGTCCCAAAGATGGGCGCAAGGTGGTGCTCGCAAGTGCTGTAGAAGGGTATGTTAACCACAGCTACCATCTCGGTATATCCTTCAGCGCCGTCCTCGAACGTCTTTAGGATGTCTGCGGGATCTTCGCCGTAGCCTTTGGTCCAGTGCTGCCACGCTTTGGCAACGCGCGCAGGGGTGTCTCGCAACCCCTCGCGCGCGCCCAGCGGGCCGGTAATGCTATCAAGAAGCAAGCTGGTGGCGGCCTCCGTGGGCGCTAGGGGCCTGTTATTCATAGCTGTCTCCATAGTAGCTGGCGGAGTTGGCACCGTGTTCCCGCACGCTTACGTGCCGCAGGCGCACCCTGCCGTCGCTGTTGTCCTCGCGATGCGACAGCCAGTTATCCACATAATAGTAGATCATTTGTGCAAAGGCTTCGCAGCCGGTAGCCTGCACCACAAGCACATCGGCAAGGCCCAGTCCAGCAAGCTGGCACAGCTCGTCCAGTTTTGGGTCGTCTGATGCAACAAGCAGTTTGTGGTCAAAGGTGTCCTGCAGATACGCCTTGATAGGTTTGAGGCTGCCAAAGTCTACCACCCAGTTCAACTCGTTCAGGTCGTCAGCTTCAAATTCGAGGTGCACCGCCAGTGCGTAGCCGTGCAGTTGGCTGCAGTGGCTGGTTGCGGCGTGTTGGCGGAAGCAGGCGGAAAGGCCAATCTCGTGGCCGTATGTTTTGGTCGAGCGGTAACGCATGTTTTATTCCAATCCGTAAATCTTGTGGAGTTGTACGCCCAGCAGGCGGCGGTCGTCACCTGCGTGCACCACACGCAGGGCTGCGGCATGGTTGGCTGCGTTAGCAGCTACGGACTGCTCGTCCGCGGGGTTGACGTAAATAGGCCCCGTGTAGCTGGGGCGTGGCCGGGCGATGGTGTGGCCTGCAGGCACTGGGTGGTTTAGCGCGCTGACGGGCAGCATGTCTGCTTCGCACAACGGTGTTGCGTCAACCACGTACTTCCACGCGTCGGCTAGCTCGTGCATATGGTCATGCACGCGTGCTGTCTTGGGGGACACCACGATCTGGAAGCGGCTGCCGTGCATGCGCTTCAACATGGCAAAACCGCTGTAGTGTGGACCGCAGCCCAGCTTGCCGTTTGTTTCAATTTGCACGTGCTTGCCTGCTTCCAGTAGATCCTTGCATAGCAGGTAAAGGGCAAACGGCTGGCGGAACGGCTCGCCGCCGGTTACCACGTAGGTGCCATAGCGGGTGTGCTTGTCAATAAGCGCACGCACAAGGGCGCTAGCGTTGTGCTGCTTGGCACCTGCCGTATACTCGGTGTCGCACAGCGGGCATTGTAGGTTACACCCGGCAAAGCGTACAAACACAGCGCGGCGACCGGTTAACGGCCCTTCTCCCTGCACTGTGACAAAAGTGCTGTGCAGCCAGACAGTTGTGTCGTGGCTTACAGACGTCGGTTTTTGGGAATTCAGTTCCATGGTAGTTAAGCTGGGCTCCTCAGCATTATAACGATGTAAGGCGGCTAGGCAGCGAAAAGGCAAGAGACACACTGCCTAGCCTATCGCGGGCGCGCGGTGCCACGCGCCCGGGAATTCTGTTAGGTTGCAGCAGGCTGCGCTGCGGCGGCAGCAGCAGCAGCAGCGGCAGCGGCAGCGGCTGCCTGCGCCTTGGCTTCTTTTTCGGCTGCCTTGGCTGCTGCTTTTTCGGCAGCGGCTTTTTCCTTGGCCTCTTTTTCGGCCACCTGCGCAGCGGACAGCACACGACCCGTCACGTTGTGGAACTTGCGCCAGTGGGCGTAAGCCGACTTGATGGTGCCCTGCGAGATACCAGTCTCAACAGCAGCCTCCCACACGTCGCCCAGCGCAGGCGGACGCTGCAGGTTGGCGGCGTGCTCGTCAAACAGCGCCCACAGGCGTCCGCTGATCCCTGCCGGGTCGGGACGGCGCTGGCCGTTGCGTTCTTCCCGCTGGCTTGTCGCTTTGCGCGCTTCTGCGGCTGCGGCCTTGGCCGCTTTGTTCAGCTCGCGCAACTGCGTACGCATGTCTTTGAGCTCGGCGTCGCCTTCCTTGGCCTCGGCCCGCAGCTCTTTGACGCGGTCATTGGCGTCGGTAACAGCCGCCTCGGCGTCTGTAACAGCCTGCGTGGCTTCTGCGAGCGCAACGCGGCCCTGCTCAATCTGTGCGGTCAGCTCGGTGGTGTCAGTGCCCTCGTCCGCCGACGTAACCTGAGTGTTCAACGAGTTCAACGCTTTTCCGATGTCTTTGTGGCGCTGCTTGTTAGCTTTGAGCGTTTCGCGCAGCGCGGGCACGGTGGCCGCCAGCGTCTTGGCTTCTTCGCGCTTGGCTTTGTTGGCGGCGCTGTGCTGATCAATCAGTTCTTGGGTAAGCGGCGTAGTGGTGTTCATGGGTTTTCTCCTTGGTAACCGTTGCAAGCCCGACCGGGCGTCTGTGTACCTTGTTAAGGTAGCGCGCCGAGGCTTGCAAGATTAAAATGGTATGCATTCCTCATAAGATGCACAACCTTCTACAATTACAGCCGCAGGTGGTCTAGCCGGGGGTTGGACCAAAGTACAGCACTCGTCTGCAAAATGTTCGCACGTAACGCACGTGTGGTGCAGCTTCAGCGATCTGTACAGCGCATACGACTGCAGCACGAGCTTCATACGGTCCGGGTGCGGGCTGTTCATGCAAAGTTCTCCATATCCGGATCCAACGTGTGCGGCTGTTGCGCCTTCATTAGATCTTCTAGCGGGTCCGGTGGTAGCGGCACAATAGGCAGGCTGTCCTGCGGGTTCGTTAAATCAGTGGGCATTTGAAACTGGGTGCCTTTGAAGTCGTACCCGTCGACAAATTTGTTCTCCATATCAACTTTGATCCACTGAGGCTTTGCCAATACGTCTGCCATACCCAGCGCGTCTTCAATGGTTTCGGGCATGGGCGTGCCGCCCGGGGCGTGCGCGATCCACCAGTCTAGCGCCTTACGAAACGGGTATGATTTACGGTCGTGCAGCAGGCAGACCCACGTGCGCGCCCGGTCCATACCGCAGCGGTAATCAACGCGCAGACTGTCCGGCTTGTCGCCTTTGCCGGTGTGGTGGCTAAGCGTCATTTGGTGTACCGGCCATATCTCGTGGACCTTTGGCGGCTTGGGCTGCTTGGGTATGATTATGAGCGGGCCGTCAGGGTTGGTCTCGCTTACCAGTTTGTCAGTGCCCGCCTGCATAAGCAACTGTTCCGGGGTAGGAAATTCGTAGTCGCACGGCGTTCTGTCGTCGTGCTGCCCTTGGCAAACCTTCACGCTAATGTGGTTGTGCGTGCCGCATTCAGGACATTCACGCGTTATCATTGAGTTGGCCGCGCCCTTACGCCTACGCTCTGGCACCCGGGGGTAGTTGATTGGTCCAAGGCGCTTTGTATTGCCCACAAAATCCAGAACAAGGCAGTTTTGTTTATCGCTAGCAGCTATGGCTTCGAGGCGGCCCCCGGTTGTGGTTATGTCGTGACCCGGGGCGTACACCGGACGCGTACCACGGCCCAGCATTTGGACCCAAAGGCCCACGCTGCGCGTCAGGCGAAGCATACCAATTAGGTCGATGGGCTTGTGGTTGAACCCGGTGGTTAGGATGTCCTTGTTAACCACACCGCGCAGCTCGCCGCGCTTGAACGCACGTATGACTTCATCCCGGTCGTTACGCTTGCTGTGTACGGCTTCGTGCGGGTAGCCTTTGTGTGTAAACATCTCTGCCAACAGCTCGCAGTCGTCAATGCTTGTGGCGAAGTGCAACCACGCCTTACGCCCCTGCGTCGTGCCCAACCGTATGATTTCATCAACAGCCTTTTCGTAGATGTTCTGGTCGTGCATAGCGGCGGAGGTTTGTTTGCTGTCGAATTCGCCTGCCATCAGACGAATGGCGTCGCTGTCTAGCTCCACCCCCGGGTTACGCGGCACCGGGCGGCTAAGGTAGCCTTGGTCAATAAGCCACAGGAAGGCGTCACCACTGCTTAAATCGAAGCACACATCGTCAAACAGGTCGCCCTCGGTAAGCCTGCCTGTCTTCATACGGTAGTCGGTGGCTGTGTAGCCTATGACCACCAAGTTGGGGTTACGCTCTTTGAGCGCCGCGATAAATTTGTTGTAGGTAGCGCTGTCCTTGTCGCTGATGGTGTGCGCCTCGTCCACAAGCAAGAAGTCCACATGGCCAAACAGGGCAGCCTTCTTGGCAACCGACTGTATACCAGCAAACGTGATTTGCTGGTGATGGTCACGCTCGCCCAGCCCCGCACTGTACACGCCCACGGGGGCCGCTGGCCACACGCCTAGCAGTTCGGAGAAGTTAGCGTCCACCAGCTCTTTGACGTGCGCCGTGACCATCATGCGCACGTGCGGGTATTGGCTGAGCATGTGCCAGATAAACATTGCTATCTGGAAACTTTTGCCGGTGCCGGTCGGTTCAACCACCAGCGGGTTCTTGCCCGGGTTGCTGTGCACGTAGTTCCACGTGGCCCAGTGGCAGGCGTCCTGATAATCACGCGGTATCAGGCTCATTTGTGGTCCAACGGTGGTTTCCAACTGGGGCAGCCATCGGCAACGTAGTTGGGTGGAATTTCGGCCTTGTAATGGTTGCAGTACCAAGCGCCTTCCGGTCGGGCTTCGCCCATGCCACACATACGGCAGTTGTGTGGAAGCTCCTTGCCGTGGTGACAGTAGTCGCTAGCCGGGCACCATTTGCACTCAAACCAGCTAGGGTCCGAGCGTATACGCTGGGGTGGTACACCGGCGATCACCTGCTTGGCTTTGTCGCGCAGTGCTGCGCCGATGTGGGGCTTGGCCCGCACAACCTCAAAATATAGGTCGTCGTCATTTTTGTTGACGGCAACGTACAGCGCCCAGTCCAAGCCCAGCTCGTGCATGTATGCTTGCATCTGCATGAAGTGCTCAGGCTTGGCCGAGGTCACGCCCCGCCCTCGCAGGTAAACGAAGCTCTTGGTATTGTGCGTCTTGCATTCCAGTAGCCCCCAGCCCGGACACATGGCCAGCACGCTGTCCGTCATACCGTTGACCTGCTGCAGGTTGACCTTACCGTCGGTGTGGCCACGGTAGTTGCCCTCAAGTATGCTAAAGGACCACTGCTTCAACATACCCGCTTCGTCCGCAGCGCGTACAGCTAAACCGTCGTTGCTTAGGTCCACCCAGTTTTCGGGTATAACAGCGTCCCAAGGTAGCGTTGCAGTTTTGCGCGTCTCGGTGTTCAACACAAGGCGTTCGCTGTACTGCTGTAGCTGCGCCCCTGCGGCGGTTAGCCAACGGGCGATGCGATGCTCTTCCTCGTGCCCCCGGTCAAACAGGCGCAGCACGCGCCCGTCCACATCACGGTCACCCGTCCACCTAAATGCGTACCACGACTGTCGCAAGCAGGGCTTGCCCAGCGAACTGGGGCCGATGTACCGACGTTTTGGGCTGGCTAGCAGTTCTGCGCTAGCCAGCTCCACCGCCTGCGTTAAGGCGTCAACCATCATGTGACGTTCCTTTATGTAGTGGACAGTTGCTTCTGCTTCTGCTGCGCAGCCTGCCGGTCAATTGAAATGCCCGCTGCGGCGTCGCGTGCATTGTCTTTTACTTTGCGCTTGGCGTGGCGCAGGTTCATGCTGTTAAGCAGTTCCTCAATTTCGTTTACCGGCACCAACGCGTTGGAGGTGTCGCCGGTGGCCTGCGAAGGGGTGCGCGCAGTCACGAGGCGGTTAATGCGTAGCGCCAACGAGTGGGACACCGCTGTGCGCGCAGGCTTTACGTCGCGATACGCGCCGTCTTTTTTAAGCTGCACAGCAGCCGCCATGATTTGGCGCATAACAAAGGGCCACATAAGTTCAAAAGTTGTGACAGCGTTTTGGCGACCTACGAGTTCCCAGCGCTTCTCAACGCCGTCTGCATATACCACCAGCGTGCAGCCGTAGTACCGCGCCAGTTCCGCAGCGGCCACCGTGCGCCATGTTGTGTTGGCCGTTGTTTTGTGAACCGAATCATAAACGCCCAGCGGGTCGTTGACGTTAAGTGTGCCTAGTTCTTGCAGCGACATACCATGCTCTTCCAGCAAGCGGTGTGCCATAGCCATGAAGGACTCGGCTTCTTCTGGGTGTGCGGTAGCGTCTGCTTTTGCAATGATTTTGCTGATCTTTTCGGCGATTTTAGCGTTGGACATTTGGGTTACTCCGTTGCAGTGTGTGTTGGTCTGTGCAGCTAGGTTTAACCGCACAGACCGGAGCTTGCAACCCCTTTTTACGTCAGCAGACCATTTAAGTTATGAGGTCGCCCACGGGGGTGGTGCGCCTGCTGCGGCTGGCGCTCCTGCCGGTGCTGCTTGCCACGGCGCGGCTGCCCCGGGGGCCGCAGCAGGCGGCTGCGCTGCCGGGTTGGGTGCGGCAGGAGCAGGCTGGTGCTGGACCGGTGCTGCAGCAGGCGGTTGCGCAAACTGGGCAGGCGGTTGACCTGCTGGCGGCTGCGCGGCGGGTGGCTGTGCTGCAGGCGGCTGCGCGAACTGGGCCGGTGGTTGGGCCGCTGGGGCCGGTTGCGGGGCCGGTTGCGGTGCAGGGGCTGCCGGTGCCGCCGGGGGCGCTGGTGGCGCTGCTGGGGCCGCGCCGGGGCCTGCTGTGCCTGCCGGTTGGCCTGCCGTGGGTGCGTTGCCCTGCGCGTCCATGAAGCCCTTAATGTTGTTATTGAACTTCGACGGGTCATCGCTGCGCGGTGCCTTCTCCACGCGCATCATGTAGGGGATGCCGTGCAGTTCCTCACTGGCGTTGATCACCAACCTGCCACACACGTGGCACATGGCGCTGAGGTCACGCAGGGCGATATCTTGGGCCTGTGCGCTGCTGTTGACAACGTTCAGCCGCACTGCCAAACGCTTGCCCACGTGGGGGTCGCCCTCGGGGCCAATGCACTTCGCATCGAAAACAAGCATTGTGCCAGTCCCCGACTTGGTAGCCTTCATTTCGGACCCTACGTTTACAAACGTAAAGTCGCCGTTTTCAAAGACGTCAGAACCGCCCGTACTGGGGTCAACGTTGGCTGCATTAAAGTTTAGCTGTGGCATGATGGGTCTCCTGAATTCAAGCCGTTGGTTATGCGCCTAGCATCTTGGTAATGAGATGCGAAGCGTCTGGGTATTCAATTTCGTCCAAAACACCACTGCGGTCTTTTGCAATGGCCCCTGTGGATCCTTTGGTACGCAGCGCCCAGTAGGGTGCCCCGTCTGGACCTGTGGCTGTGAAGGCGTGCAGCACTTCGTCAAACAGGTAAGGCATTGCTGGCCCCACCTGTTGCCCGGGCGCGGTTGGTTCGGCGCGTGGTACGCCTGTCAATGGGTCCGCACCGGAGGTTTCTTTTGCCGTGATAATCACGTGAAGGCCCTGAAGGTCCCGGAACCGCTTAACGAGGTCAATAGCGTCGTCCGCCATGGCCCCGTACGCTTGGCGGGGGTCTTTGGTCCGCTGCTTGTTCGCGTAGAGGCATTTTTCAACGATCTCGCTAATGCTATCGAGGCACACTGTTTGGATACCATGCGCAGCCGCCGAGGTTTGGCAGTAGGTTAATGCTTCATACACCTCGTCAATGTTGTTGACCACAATCACCGGGATGCCCACGCGTTTGCGCAGTGTCAGCAGCCCTGCCTCTGCGCTAATGATCAGCGGGTTGGGGGCAGTGCCGCACAGGTTTGTCTTACCCGTGCCCGGCCCGCCATAAATGAGCATCCT